CTTTCAGACGTGCCACTGGCAAACGTCGCACTTACAAAAAGAAGACTTACAAGAGAAAGTCTTATGCTTCCAAGAAGCGTTCTCCTCTCAAGAAGATGATTCGTAGAGAGATTGCTCGCAATGTTGAGAACAAAACCTCTCAGTACTATCAGTACGATGTTCGTCTTTATCCTTCCGGAAACGCAAGTTTTCCGACCGATAACATCTTTCCTGTGGGTGTTGATCCCACCAGTTTGGTAATTCCTCCCGGTACTGCTCAGGGCAACCGGATTGGGAATACCATCAAGACTAAGAAGCTTGTGTTTCGTGGGACAATTGTCCCTCGTGCTTATGATTCTACGTTTAACCCTTCTCCCCAGCCAGTCCAGTTGAAGATGTATATCTTCTACGACAAGACTACTCCCACTGCTGTGCCCAACCCTCAAGCGGCCAACGATTTCTTTCAGAATGGAAATTCCTCCAAGGGATTCCAGAATGATCTCGTTGACATGTGGAGCCCAGTGAATACGGATCGCTACCGTATTCTTGCGACCAAGACTTTCAAGATTGGTTTTGCCACTAATGACGGTTCCGGCTCGTCTGTCATTAACGGTTTCTTCGCCAACAACGATTTCAAGTACAATGCTAATTTTAGTTTTGACTTGACTAAGCACTATCCTCAGATGGTGAAGTTCAATGACGGTTCTACCGTCCCGACCACTCGTGGTTTGTTTTGCATGTGTCAGTATGTGGCTGCCAGTGGCCAAGCCATTCCTACTACTTGGTACATGCTTGCTTTGCAGTACATGCTTGATTTTCAGTATGAAGATGCTTAAATTAAGAAAACTTTAACTTGGAAAATACCGATTTTTTAATTAAACGGCACACGAGGTCTAGGCTACAGTATTACCCTAGACCTAGTGTGTCAGTGTCAGAGAGGGTTAACCAACCCTCCTAAAACACACCCCCGCGAAGCGGTCACGCCCGCGAAGCGGGCGTTTCTAGGAAACTCGCACGGAGTGCGAGTTTCCACACAATTAATTAGATGGAACGCTCCCGCAACTTTTGTTTCACAATTAATAATTATACCGAAGATGTGCTTAACAGTATTTTGGATGCTGATTGCACATACATTATCGTCGGTAAAGAAAAAGGCGAGGAGTGCGGTACTCCGCACCTTCAAGGCTTTGTCTCCTTCAAGAATGCTCGCAGTCTTAAGAACCTCAAGAAGATTAACGCCACCGCCCACTGGGAGATTGCTAGAGGCACTCCCCAGCAAAATCGTGATTATTGCTCCAAGCAAGGTGATTTTCAAGAACGTGGCGTCATCCCTATGGATCAGAAAGCTAAAGGCGACTGTGAGAAAGACCGATGGGCTCACATTATCCAACTTTCTGAAGCTGGTGATTGGGATACTCTTAAGTTGGAGTATCCTGTCGAATATGGTCAAAAATTGAAGAATTTGGAGCATATTAACAAGAAGAGAAAAAAGGATGTTTCTACCCTCGATGGAGAACTTCCCCACCAGTGGTTTGTCGGAGAGACCGGCTGCGGCAAATCTAAGAGAGCTCGGGATGAAAATCCCGGAGCGTTTGTCAAAGATCCCACCTCTAAGTGGTGGGATGGTTATGATGGTCAAGATGTTGTTATTATTGACGACTTTGATAAGTATCAAGTTAGTCAAGGTGGTGACATGAAAAGATGGCTTGACCGTTATGCCTTTCAAGCTCAGTTCAAGGGAGGATACGAATTTATCCGCCCGAAAAAGGTGATCGTCACTTCACAGTATACCCCAGCCGAAATCTGGGAAGATACCAAGACTGTGGATGCGATCATGCGAAGGGTCAAAATGGAGACTTTAGGACCCCCCCGTGTATACCCCATTTTTGCACCCAGTTTCGTCCCCCCGGTTCCTAGTGTTCCCAGAATGCGCTTGTCATCTTCTGTTCCATCTCATCTTTAATTCATAATTAATCAAACGAGATGCCTTACACGAGTTCCGCTTTCAGACGTGCCACTGGCAAACGTCGCACTTACAAAAAGAAGACTTACAAGAGAAAGTCTTATGCTTCCAAGAAGCGTTCTCCTCTCAAGAAGATGATTCGTAGAGAGATTGCTCGCAA